TGATAATAGTAAATTCCTCGTGTTCAGTCACGGCCTAATTACTTTCATCTTTCTCGATCGGTTATGAATACTACCGAGTCGAGTCTCCCGCTTCCGATCTCCTATTGGAGTCAGCTCACTTTGTTGCTGGAACAGCAGAGTGTGTCTACCGCGGAGTTCGGATTTCTTGTTCTTTTCGTTTTCTTCGGGTTGATTGTCGTCGTCACTTCGACCTGGTCTCTTGTGCAGGTTTTTTTTGCCCGCGCCGCTTCTGTTCTGAAGCACACTTTTTCCATCCTCAAGTCACATGTCATTATTGTCTACCTTTGCATTTCGGCCGCCTTCGCGACGTACTTCCTCACTTCCCGTGTCTCTGGCATTGGTGTGCTCGGGTATTTGTCCAACAACGTGCCGACTTGGATTTCCGTATCCGTCGCGTGTCTCCTCTCCTCGCTCATGCTTCTAGGCGCCGTGCCCATGGTCCGTACTAAGATCAGACGCCAGTCGCGCAATGTTGCTAGAGCTCTTGTTGACGACGTTAAGAAAGGGATTGTTTCCTCATTGCCGGATGTCGCACTTCGCGTCGTCCCATTCATTGTGGGTCTGCCCCTTTTCTGGATCGCCGTTCGCAAAACTGCTGCCTGGATTCGCACCAAGCGACGTGCTATGGTTGATGAAGTTAAGACTACAACTGACATCATCACGCACATTGTCAACGTCATCGTCCTCGTCATTACAGGCGCTGGAACCGTGATTGGAGTTACCAACGTTTTTTCCCATGCTCGCAACCTCGAGTTCATCACCCGTGTTGCCAGACAAGTATGGAACGCGACCCCTTCGTTTGTTGACCATGTCAGTGATGTGACTGTTGAAGATAAGCTGTACGACGAATGGGCTGCGTATGAGACTGGCACTTGGCTGAGTACACTAGGCAAGCGCCCCGATTTCGCGTTCTTTGACACCTTCGTTACTGCCACCAGCTCTCGCATCATGGCCTCGGCTGTGCTTACCAACAAGCGCGTTGCTAAGATGCGCGGAACTTCTCGCTACGTGTCTGTCTCTGACACCTTTACCGGTACCGATCTCGGCAAGAACCTCACCCCCTTTGACCAGCTAGCTGATGATGATGATGTCGTTTATGACGATTCTGCATCCAGCTCAAATGACGCAGGTCGCAAGAGGGATGTTCACAGCGACGACCGTGTTAAGGCTGCAATCCGCAAGATGCGCAAGAACGGTGCTCGCATCCTTTGGAACTTCCAGGGTGCTTATGGTCATCCCGTCACTTTTGATGCTACCACTGGGCGCGTCGTGATTTCTGATGTTATGCCTGCGTATCTGCGCGGTATCATGACTATTCACGAGAAGTCTGGTGAGGCTCAACAAAGGGAAGCTTTCTGTGAAACTGTACGCAATTTCCCCCGCATGTACATGAACCACATTGTCGTTGACGATGGATATGTTGCCTTGCGCGCTGCTCACTCTGAGGCTGGTGATTCCACTGGCATCTCTGAAGACGTCGCGAGATACATGTCCGGAAACTACGACATTCAGCAACTCACTGACTCAATCTCTTCACGCCTCCGCCACGCTAAGTGGGGTGCCGTTGTGATAATCACCGCTGTCTGTGCAGTTGTTTTCATCGTTATGTTGCGCAAGCAGCTCGCCAAGCTTTCCGAGACTTCTGACCCCGCCCCCGACGTTGAAGTCGCTGCAGTTTGTGAAGATACCTTTGACCCTCTCTACGTTGGACGCCGTCGCGTCAAGCACGCTGATGCTGATCGCGCGGACAAGTTCCACGGTGCGCTCAAGGCGGACCGTGTTCACGACCGCGCTTTCGGATCGGCCCCTCGTGACGAGAGTGTTTTCTCTGGTCTTCTCGCAGCTTACCACAACGGACTCATCTCCAAGGAATTCGCGCCGATTTTCCAGAGTGTTCTCACTATGCTCATCGGAAACAACGAGGATGACGAGTGCTCCATTCCAGCGCTTGACCTTCTCGGGTACGTGCCCGTGGCCGTTGACTCTGCCCCCGCACGCGAGCCCTCGAAGGATGAGGCACTCATCCAGAGCGCACCCGTTATCCCCTACAATCTTCCTCCTGTCTACAAGGTTTCCGCCGGTGACCGCCACGGAACCGGTTTCGTCACGACCATCGCAGGTCGACGTGTGGTAATCACTGCCAAGCATGTTCTGGGAACCTCTCAGAGCGCGAGTGTGCAGATTGGTGATCGTCTTGTCCCCTGCACCTTGATCGCTTCTCATGGCGATTGCGCCACTCTTCTGCCGTCTGACAAGGGATACAACATCCCCATGAATCTCGATGTTTGGACTTGTGCACCCGACATGCCCCTTCAGGGTCTGGTGATCGGTGTCAAAACCCTCAACCACATCTCTGCCGGTGTCTCGCACACTACCTTCCCTCTGATTCAAGCAGATGGCACCTCGCGCATCGTCCATACGGCATCTACGTGCTCTGGCGATTCTGGATCTCCCGTCTTTGTTGCTGGTGTTGCCTCAGCTGGCAAGCTTGTCGGTGTGCACACGAGCGCGATTCAACCTGGCCTCACCAATGGTTTCCTTCCCTGGAACCAGGTCTGCGGCGAGATTGAGGATGCTCTTCGCAAGAAGTACCCCCCCAAGGGCGCTGCCTCCTCCAAGGGTGCCGGTGCGCAACTTCCTCCCGAATTGCCGCCGTTTCCTGCTGGAAGCAGCGAGTAACTCCCTCGTACTCGCACCTCCCACCGATGCTTTGGCTAGCTCGAGTGCGGACATTCCTTTACAAGTGCAATTATCCAGCCAGTTTGCCAACCCACTCTCCCGCCCCCTTGGATGCCGCGATTCGCTTAACCCCCGTACGCGCGCCAAGGGCAACTTCGCGTCCCCATACAACTTCGACACTTTGGATTACATGTATGGGCACGTTACTGATGAACCGCAGTCGTTCTCAGGAGAATTTACCCCCAATTACGCCTTCAGTGGTGCTTGGAGTGATATCCTGCGTGACCACGGTGTGGAACCACCTAGCCAGCATGGCCTTTCCAGGGGCTGTGTTGGTGCAGTCAACAGTTCCGTTGCCATCCGACGCCTCCCGCAAACCTTTAACCCGGTCCCTGCTGATCTTGAACTCGCGAAGAAACTGCTTATACAAAGTCTACTTCCCTTCTCTCGCGAGCCCCCGACCCTTCTTGGTGACATCGAGATAACACCCCATGGTGCATCCGGGGTTGGTTTCGAATGCTGCTCAACAAAGGTTAAGGCTGCCCTGAACCATTATTTCGACATCCACGACTACTGTAACAGGTATCGTGACTACCCTGCCCCCCTCTTCCGCTACAACCATAAGGAAAGCGAGGTTTTGCCTGTCAAGAAATTGCGGTGTGATAACCTTCGAGCTATTGTGTATCCTCCGACGCACTTTTACATGCTCCAAAAAGTTCACACTCAAAAACTCGACACATACCTCAAATCCGGTTCACACCCTTGGTTTGCGTACGGCTGTTCGCCAATAAGAGGGTATATGAACAAGCTAGCAACTCGCTTTAAAGACTATCCTTTGGTCTTCAAAGGCGATGCAACCAAGTTCGATTCGTCCATCCGAGGTCCTGCTTTCTCCCTCATCCGTGATATACGCATAGCGCTGTCTCCTGCAGATAGTGCCGACGCGTTGACTTACATTTACGAGGTTCTTTCGAGCAAGCAGGTCGTCCTCCCTTCTGGTGAAATCGTTCTTGATGACTGCCAGCCTTCAGGACAGGCATGCACGACTTCCGACAACAGTCTGTATCATGCTTTGATACTCTACTACGCCGCTGTGCGACGCTTGCGTGCACTCGGTAGTAGGATCAACCAGCAAACCGTCGACTCTCTCCTCACTGTTTCACTCTACTCCGATGACCATGTCGGCGCTACTAACGATGCTGTTTTCGGCTCGTACGAGTTCCGCCGCATGTGCTACGCCGAGATGGGAGTTACGCTGAAGCTTGACGACGACCTTACAGTCCCTTCTGACGAGATCGAAAAACTCACCTTCCTTGGAGGAAGCTTTTATCCTCTCGGAAACCCTTTTCCCTACGTTTATGCCTTCGCTGACCCCGACGCCATTTCCTGTTTGCATCTCACCATGCATCGGTCCAAACCACCAGAGGTTTTGCAGACCCTCTGTTCCTATGCTGAGCTTCTAGCCTATAGCAAAAAGAAATACAATATTATAAGGCACGTGCACGAAAGTGTATCGAAAGTCCTTCATGGGTCATCTGCCCAAAAACTGCAGCCACGTGAATACTACTTGTCTCAACAACTCGGACTTGAGTATTCGCCCAAATGTGTTACGGGTGATTCAGTTTCATCTGGTCTGATTTGTTGGCCAGATACTCTGAGTAGTTCGGTGCTTAAATCGCCACCCTCGAGCCGAACTGAAATACTACAATTTGCAATGGATACACAAACCGTTGCTCCCACCGCTCACCGCCCCGTCCCCCGCCGACTCGCCAAATTGGTCGCCTCGGCAGAAGAGAGAAACCTGATAACGCATGATGCGTTTCAAGCCTATCTCAATCTTTGTAACCCGTTTCCCGACGATGACGTCGTCGCTTCCGGTTGGCCCGGTCTGCACCCTGTTAAATCCATTCCCAATGCGATTACAGGTTATGCGGATCTCACCGCTCCCGTTGGCACGACATCCACTTGGAACTTCCATGCAGTGATGCTCCCTTTCACTGTCGCTTCCATCAACACTCTTGGTGCTAGTTATAATACTACCACCGGTGCTATGACTGGAGGCTCGGTGCCTCCCGGCAATACTGTTGGAATGTTCGTATGGTGGACTTGGAAAGACACTGACCCTATTCCTAACTTCAACACCGCAGTCCCCACTGGCTATTACTCCCCTCACAACAATTTAGTGCAGGGGTGTGAGTACCGCTTGTGTGCTGGAGGAATCGAGGCCATTAACACTAGTGCCTTAATTGACCGCAGTGGATTTGGCTACGCTTACCGTCTCCAGAACACCAGCTCTGGCTTCACTGTCAGTCCTGTGGCCCTTTCCCCATCAACCTTCGTCACGCGAAACGCCTTGCTGCAATCCCCCCCAAACACGCCCAATGAGATCGTGAATCTTGCCACCACTTACACTGGTTCGGCGGAACGCGGCGTTGTGTGTGTGAATCTCCCGTCAACGCTCGAGAATCACTACGCTCCGTCCGTCCCCACGACTTGCGCTCTCCTCGACCGCGTGAACAACTTGATGTCTACGCTTACTACATCCGCTTGGCCAGTCTTTGATTGGTCTACCGCAGGTGTGTTTGTGACTGGTTTGAAACCCAATGCTTCTTTCAAGCTCAAGCTTAGATGCTTCCTTGAGGCCGCGCCCCTAACCGGTACAGGTTTCAACCAGACCATCGCTCGTTGCTCAACTCCCTACTCTCCGCTCATGCTGGAGCTCGTCTCTAACACGCTCGCTTCTATGCCTGCAGGTTTTGACTACTCCGAAAACCCTTTTGGTGAGTGGATGAGCAAAGTCCTAGACTTGGCTTCCCATGCTTTCCCTGCAATCGGCAAGGTCATCCCCCTACCGTATGCAAGTCACATTGGCGAAGCACTAGGCGCTGTCGCTGGCGTTGGTAGCAGAGCTCTCCAACCAAAGAAGCCCCAACCTGCCAAACCCAAAAAGGCAATCGCCATGAAGCCTGCGACTGCTAAGAAATCTTCTGCAAAGAAGTAACCTTTCCCCCTTCACCACATTGTGTGGTTTGTAGGTCCCTTTGGCCTTCCACACTTACTAACTAACCTTAGAACAAAC